GCAAATCATCAGGGATTTATTTGGAACCATAAAACCAAATGGCTATCGTCAATTTAATACAGCTTACGTAGAAATACCAAAGAAGATGGGAAAAAGTGAGCTTGCGGCGGCTGTTGCCCTGCTCTTAACCTGTGGAGATAACGAAGAACGTGCTGAGGTTTATGGCTGCGCTGCGGATCGTAACCAAGCCTCCATCGTTTTTAACGTGGCAGCAGACATGGTGCGAATGTGCCCGGCTTTATCCAAGAGGGTTAAGATTTTGGACTCACAGAAAAGACTGATCTATCAACCTACTGGAAGCATATATCAAGTGCTTTCTGCCGATGTTGGAAACAAGCACGGTTTTAATACCCATGGGGTTGTCTTTGATGAGCTCCATACTCAACCGAATAGAAAGCTCTACGATGTTATGACCAAAGGTAGTGGTGATGCCAGGATGCAGCCTCTATACTTTCTTATCACCACCGCTGGAGACAATCAAAACAGCATCTGCTGGGAGGTTCATCAAAAAGCACTGGATATCATGGCAGGAAGAAAGAATGACCCTACCTTCTATCCAGTGATTTATGGTGCAGATCTAGAAGATGACTGGTCCGACCCAAAGGTGTGGAAGAAAGCAAATCCATCCCTCGGCATCACTGTCAGTATGGATAAAGTAAAAATGGCTTATGAGTCTGCAAGACAAAACCCTGCTGAAGAAAACAGCTTCAGGCAACTACGACTTAACCAGTGGGTTAAGCAGGCTATTCGATGGATGCCTATGGATAAATGGGATGCCTGCGCTTTCCCTGTTAATCCAGAAGCACTTAAAGGTCGCGTTTGTTATGGGGGACTGGATCTCTCCTCGTCAACAGATATTACAGCATTTGTACTAGTGTTTCCTCCGCAGGATGAAGATGACAAATATATGGTTCTTCCATACTTCTGGATACCAGAAGACAGCATTGATCTTAGGGTTAGACGTGATCATGTGAATTATGATGTGTGGGAAAAGCAAGGGTTCCTTTTAACTACCGAAGGCAATGTTGTTCACTATGGATTCATTGAGACATTCATTGAGGAACTTGGAATGAAATATAATATACGTGAGATTGCCTTTGACCGCTGGGGTGCAGTTCAGATGACACAGAACCTAGAGAATTTAGGATTCACCGTTGTCCCTTTTGGTCAGGGCTTCAAAGATATGTCTCCGCCGACTAAGGAATTAATGAAACTCACACTAGAGCAGAAAATCGCTCACGGTGGTCACCCTGTCCTCCGCTGGATGATGGACAATATTTTTATTCGAACCGATCCCGCTGGTAACATCAAAGCAGACAAAGAAAAATCTACCGAGAAGATTGACGGTGCTGTTGCCACAATCATGGCTCTTGATAGAGCGATTCGCTGTGGTGGAGAAACTGGTAATTCCGTTTATGATGATCGAGGTCTTATTGTCTTTTAATACCATTTTCCCTATGGTATAATAAATGAAATAGGCTAAAGCTGATTGCATATAAGTAGTAAAATGCGTATTAACTTATAATAAGAGGGGATTTAATTATAGATGGATATAATTGTTGTAGTAATTATATTATTTATTTCTATGATATTAGGAGTTTTGATACGAAAAAGAGTAGTACCTCCTATTTGTACTGAGTATTTGACGAGTACTCCGAAAACAAAGGAAAGTCTTAAGAACGATAGGAGTTTGATTTCTTTAATTTCAAATATATTTTTTATGATAGCCATATCTTTTTTTAGTGCACTACTTATGTTATTTTTTCCAAAAATAAAGGGATTCAAATACATAACAATAATACTATTCAGTTTGATGGTAATATACGGGATTTATAAAACCATTTCCCGTGAAATTAATAGGGATAAGTAGGATTGATATTTTTTAAAAAGCTATTACGCATCATTTATACTGCACGACCTAAAGTTATTATTAACTTATGCTATCAATATTAAGCATCTCAGCTGAGGTGCTTTTTTCATGTCTATTTTTAAGGAGGGTGATATCCATGGGAATATTGCAAGGAATATTCAAGGCAAGAGACAAACCTAAAGACGCTCTTGGTGGCAGTCGGTATAGCTTCTTTTTTGGAAGCACCAGCGCTGGAAAACCAGTTAACGAGCAAACCGCCATGCAAATGACTGCAGTGTACAGCTGCGTAAGAATCTTATCGGAGACGTTGGCTGGCCTACCGCTTCATGTTTACAAATACAATGATTCAGGTGGCAAGGAGAAAAACCTAAAACACCCTTTATATAAGCTTCTTCATGATGAACCAAATCCTGAGATGACTTCCTTCGCGTTTAGAGAAACGCTGATGAGTCATCTTTTATTATGGGGAAATGCCTATGCTCAGATTATTAGAAATGCACGTGGTGAAGTGATCTCCCTGTACCCCCTAATGCCAAACAAAATGACGGTCGATCGCGATTCAAGTGGTCGGCTTTTCTATTTGTATCAGCGTGGCAATGAGGATGTCCCTACTCTTGGCAAAGAGCATCAAGTGTATCTTTCACCATCTGACGTCCTTCATATCCCAGGACTTGGCTTCGATGGGCTGGTGGGATATTCACCCATAGCTATGGCAAAAAATGCTGTGGGCCTTGCCATTGCCACGGAAGAATATGGAGCTAAGTTTTTTGCAAACGGCGCTTCACCTGGTGGCGTCCTAGAACATCCCGGTACCATCAAGGACCCAGCAAAGATCAAAGAATCCTGGAACGCAGCCTATCAAGGAAGCGGCAATGCCCACAGGGTGGCTGTCCTGGAAGAAGGCATGAAATATCAACCTATTGGTATATCTCCTGAACAGGCACAGTTCCTTGAAACCAGAAAGTTTCAGATCAATGAGATTGCTCGTATCTTTAGAGTCCCTCCTCATATGCTTGCTGATCTAGAGAAGTCATCTTTTAGTAACATCGAACAGCAATCACTGGAGTTTGTAAAATACACTCTCGACCCTTGGGTAGTTAGATGGGAACAGTCCATGTGCAGAGCGCTGCTTATGGAAAGCGAGAAGCCTAATGTATTTATCAAGTTTAATGTGGATGGTCTATTGCGTGGTGATTATGTAAGCCGTATGAGCGGCTATGCCACTGCAAGACAGAATGGTTGGATGAGTGCCAATGATATCAGGGAGCTTGAGAATCTGGATAGAATTCCAGAATCCTTAGGCGGCGATCTCTACCTCATCAATGGTGCCATGACAAAATTACAGGACGCAGGCGCGTTCGCAAATATCAAAGAAACGGAGGAACCTAAATGAAGAAGTTTTGGAACTGGGCGCGTGATGAAAACACTGGCGTCCGAACACTGTATCTAGACGGCGTTATTGCCGAAGATTCATGGTTTGACGATGATGTCACCCCTAAGGCATTTAAAGCAGAGCTTACTGCCGGTGAGGGTGACATTGTTATTTGGCTCAATTCTCCAGGAGGTGATTGCATTGCTGCTAGTCAGATTTACGCCATGCTGATGGATTACAAAGGCACTGTTACCGTAAAGATCGACGGCATTGCAGCTTCTGCCGCCTCTGTCATCGCTATGGCGGGGACAACGGTGCTCATGGCGCCAACAGCCCTCATGATGGTGCACAACCCCCTTACGGTGGCCATTGGAGACAGCGAGGAAATGAAAAAAGCCATCGCCATGCTTTCTGAAGTTAAGGAGAGCATCATCAATGCCTACGAAATCAAGACAGGCCAGTCAAGGACAAAGCTCTCCCATCTCATGGATGCTGAAACCTGGCTAAATGCAAAGAAGGCCATCGAGCTTGGCTTTGCTGATGGCATCTTGGAGGATGAAAAGAAACGAAATCAGACTGAGGACTTTACCTATGCCTTTAGCCGCAGAGCTGTTACCAACTCCCTGCTTGATAAGGTAAAACCCAAACTACCAAAAGAGAATACTGGCACCCCAATTGAGTCGCTAGAAAAGCGGCTTTCTTTGATTCAACACTAAATTTTAGGAGGAAAACACTATGAATAAAATTCTTGAACTGCGTGAAAAAAGAGCAAAATCCTGGGAAGCTGCCAAAGCCTTCCTGGATACCAAAAGAGGTACAGATGGAATTGTATCCGCTGAAGACACAGCAACCTATGAAAAAATGGAAGCTGATGTGGTTGCCCTTGGTAAAGAAATTGACCGCCTTGAAAAGCAGGAAGCACTGGACCGCGAACTTTCAAAGCCACTTAACACACCACTTACCGGAAAACCTATCTTCCAGGGCATGGAATCAAAAGGTGGCAGAGCCTCTGCTGAATACCAGAAGGCTTTCTGGAATGCCATGCGTACGCGTTCTGGTGAGGGCCTTGATCCAGTGATTAAGAACGCACTGCAGATTGGAACCGACACTGAAGGTGGTTACCTTGTACCAGATGAGTTCGAGCGTACTCTTATTGAAGCCCTGGATGAAGAGAATATCTTCAGAAAGCTGGCCAACGTCATCTCCACTTCCTCTGGCGATCGTAAGATTCCAGTAGTGGCTTCAAAAGGCACTGCTTCTTGGATCG